ATAGATGAAATAATTCGTATGAGTGCACCCAATGCCAGGATATATTATACAAATATCCTTAAATGTCGTGTAGTTGACCCATCAGATATTAAAGACAATTTGGTACAAGGATGTATGGTTGGTCTTGATGGTGAATTTTCTATGAATGAGTTAGTTGAGGATATTAAACCCAAGGTAATCATTACTTTAGGAAACACTGTACTGAAGGCATTAACAGGTAAATCAGGAATATCTAACTACAGAGGGAGTGAATTATCCTATGGTAACTCATTAGTAGTTCCTACTTATTCACCAGGTGCTGTACTAAGAACACCTAAGTATGAAACATCATTTAAGTCCGACATTATGAAAGCAACGCTTATAGCCGCTGGTAAAACGACTAATAAATATGATTATATTTATATACCAGTTATGACGAAAGTTGTTCTTATGGACATGATAAAGGCCTTACAATTGATGAAGAATAACCATATATTGCAATATACATCATTAGATTTAGAGACAACAACCTTCGACTATTGGAGACCTGAAACAAAGATAATATGTATGGGTATATGTGCAGATGGCATACACTGCTACAGTATTCCTGTGGACCACCCTCAGTCACCATGGAGGGGGCAACTAGCCACAATAATGAAATTATTAAGGCCTTTCCTATGTGAACCAAATATACCTGTGGTAGGCAACAATTGGAAGTATGACCAAAAATGGACAAGGTCAAAAGCTAAAACAACTGTCAACTTTGGTCCTGATAATATGCTTATAGACTATGCTAATGATGAGAACTCACCACATGACTTAAAATATCAGGCTGATGTATATTGTAGTGCAGGTAGATATGATGATGTTGTATGGCCTAAGTATGACCCAGTGACTGATGATATTAATGAAGTTATAGCAAAATATGATGCTATGAACTTACCCCACTTAATGAAATATAATGCTTTGGATGCTTTCTATAGTTGGAATGTATATCCTATAGTAAAAGGTAAGCTCCATAATGATATAAGAATGGAGAGAATCTACAATCATCTATTGGAACAAGGTTCACATATGTTTATGAGAATTGAAGAACAAGGAATGTGGGTTGACCCTGACAGATTAAAAGAAGCCACAGTAATATGTGAGCAGGAGCTTATAAATGCTAAACAAGTTCTTGATAGTTTAATTCCTGATGGTTGGTGTGAAAATAACCTGTCAAAGAAGCAATTAAAAACTGGCTTTAATTGGAACAGTACAAAGCAACTTGGACAACTATTTTTTCAAACAGATGGTTTTAATTTTCCTGTATTACTAAAGACTGATAAAGGTGCACCAAGTACAGCTGAGGCCACAATAATTGAATTAGATGCTCAGTTTGAACATCCAGCTTTAAGGGGTTTATTGACATATAGGAAATGGTCTAAATATATGAATACTTATTTAATGCCATGGGCAGCTAAATTAGATGCAAATTCAAGACTACATCCAAACTTTAAACTACATGGTACAGTAACAGGACGACTATCAGGCGAGGATGGTGTTCATCAAGTTCCTCGAGATAATTTTATAAGACGGTTAATTGGAGCTCCACCGGGTTGGTCATTTCTTGAAATAGACGGTTCTCAAATTGAACTTCGTGCTGTTGCAGCAATAGCCCCTGAGTCAACCATGTTAAGAATATATGCAGTTGGAGGCGATATTCATAGAACAACAGCTGCTCAAGTATCAGGTAAAAGGCCGGAGGATATTACAAGTGATGAAAGAAAGAAAGCAAAAGCAGTTAATTTCGGCTTTGTATATGGTATGGGCTGGAAAAAGTTTAGGATATATGCTAAAGAGAAATATAATGTAAGATTAAGTGACAAAGAGGCTAAAGAATATCGGGAAAGGTTCTTTGAATTATATCATGACTTAACTGAATGGCATGCCAAGATGAGAAGATTAGTTAGAAAACTTGGTTATGTAGTTTCTCCTATAGGTAGAAAAAGAAGATTACCTAATATTTATTCCACAGATACAGGTATTCAATCAAGTGCTGAAAGAGAGGCTATAAATTCTCCGGTACAAGGTTTTGGTAGTGATTATGTATTAGCTGCTTTCATTGAGATGTTCTTCAAACATATTATGATTGAAGACCCTAATTTTGAAACCATTCGTCCTGTGGGCTCAGTACATGATGCCCAGTATTATGAGATAAGAAATGACAAAGTTGATTATTGGGCACCAATTATAAAACAGGTGTTTGATGATGCTACGCGATTGAAAGAATGGTTTGATTATGAACCACCGTTACCGATAACAGGCGATTGTAAGCTTGGTAATTATTGGGGGGACGCTAAAGACTGGGATATAGGACAACCTTTCCCGCATGAAATGAGGTAGATATGACTGATCCACATGACTATGCTAATTATCTTCGAGAGGTTTGTAGAGACCCTCAGTCAGGTAGTATCAATTATGGTGAATGGGGTATATTGAATCAATGGCAAAGACGATATTTAAGAGGAGTGGCTGACTTTATAGATACTCAAAATGAAGAAATTGAAAGGCTTAAGTATGAAAGGAGAATTCATTAATGGAGTTTAAGTTAGATTTCTCAAATGTGAATGAGCCAACGGCTAAACAAATAGACTTAGTGCAAGTTATATGCACTGTACTGCATATTAATAAACCAAATACTTATAGCTTTAGTAGCTACTCAGATTTTATATCTGACAACATAGATGAGTATCAATGTGAGTGTTATGAGCAATTTGGCCATAATTATTGGGATAAGTATGAAGAACATTATTAGAGAGGAGGTGTAATATGAAAGACAAGGGATTTAGAGCTAATGCAACTGAGATTAATAAAACTCCACAGGATGTGAGGTATATCTTTATAGTTAAGATGCTTAATGATTCACCTCATAGGGGGGATACTATAGGGGTTACTACAACATATAAAACTTTAAATGATAATATAAAGTTACCCATCGAGTCTGTGGGAGTAGTAGATTTAAAGAATAACTTAGTATCCTATTTAAGGCTTGACCAAGTATCAAATTTCTTGGATGAATGGAGAGAGAATTATTTTGATTCTGACTGGGATATCCCCTATCAATTTTATATTTAAATTTTAAAGTTGACATTTGATATGAAGATCTCTTATAATTAATTATACAAATAAATAAACTAAGGAGGAGAAATGAAAGTACGGGAAGGAAAAGTTACAATAGACATAGGAATATGTGATGGACCAGATTTGGTTGAATTATCCGTATCAAGAGCTAAGAAATGGAAACAGTGTCAACAGGCACATGACTACAAGTATGTAGATAAATTAAAACCTAAGTCTAAATCCAGACCATTAACACTTGGAGGACTTGTTCATAGTTGTTTGGAAACAAGAGCTGAAGGGAAAAACTGGGTACAAGCTGTTAAAGATTTTAGAGATGGTGACTGGGCAAAGTTATTTGAAGAGGAGAAAGTTGAATTAGGCGATATTCCTAACGATGCTTACAGGATAATGAGAGGTTATCATTATTACTACCTTGAGTCAGATAAAAGATATAAGACGATTGGTTCAGAAATACCTTTTAGAATCAGAGTAGAAGGTACAAAGATTGTACTTGTGGGTATTATAGACTTAATATTACAGGATACCACAGATGACAGTATTTGGTGCTTTGAACATAAAACGGCTAAGAAAGATTTACCTTCAGAAGAGTTTAGAATGACTGATATTCAGACTACAATATACATTCGAGTAATGAAACACCTTGGTAAATCTTTAGGATATAACCCAGACAGCGTAAAGGGCATTATAATTGATTATTTAAAGACTTCACCACCTACAATTCCTGAGGTACTTAAGAATGGTACATTATCCAAGAGAAAGATTAAATGTGATAGGTATACATATCTTGAGTGTATCAAAAGTATAGGGGGCAATCCTGACGATTATCAGGAGATGTTAGAATATATGGATACTAATGTATTCTATAAGAGAGTTCCTATAGTTCGTACACCAAGTATGGAAAATCTTATTATAGCCGACATGATAACAACCGGCAATCAGATAAGAGCCATCAGTGGGAAATGCCCTACAAGAAATTTATCATGGACTTGTGATAGACCTAAGTGTGAATATCGTGACTTATGTATAGCTGATGTTCAGGGATTTGATACAACTGTTTTAAAACAAATGAATTATGAACCAATTGAGAAGGAGGAAGAATATATTGGGAAAGAAAGCGATGGCGACACTGAATGATTTTGATTTAGACCTTGACGATTCAACTGATATGACTGTGGTTCCACAGGATATGAAAGTTATGGAGAAAGTATCTGTAGATTTAGGTGACTTCTCTGAGTTTGAACAAGGCATTACCGATATTACAATGGAGTCTGAGGAAAATATAAAGGCTTTGATTTATGGACCTAATGGTACAGGAAAAAACACAATATCAAGTACATTTCCTGGCCCTGTATTAGTATTAGATGTCAATGAAAGAGGTACTCGAACAATGGCCTCAGACGATGGAAAATGTAAGAAAAGGTCTGTAGATACCTTTGAAATGTTTGTTCAAGCCTACTGGTACTTAGCATCTGGGAAACACCCATTCAAGACAGTAGTTATTGATAATGTTACAACGCTTCAGGAAGTTGCTATGAAGTATATTATGAATAAGGAGGCTGATTTTGAGCTATCCAAAGATATGGATATGCCAACACGAAGAGACTGGGGTGGTTTAGCACAGATAATGAAGAGATGGTTAATTGACTACAGAAATCTACCTATGAATGTAATATTTATAGCCCAGGAAAAGAGAGATAAAGAGGAAGACTTAGAGTCAGATGATGCTTCAGTTTATCCACAGGTAACGCCTTCAGTAAGAGCTATTTTAGGAGCTGCAGTTGATGTTATTGGGAGAACTTATGTATCGGAGACAACTAATCCTGAGACTGGGAAGACAAAGATTAAATTCTGTATGCGTATTCAACCAGGACCTACTTACTTGGCAAAGATAAGATTGCCAATAGGAGGAGAATCACCTAAATCAATAGTGAACCCAAGATATGAAAGCTTAATAAAAATAATGAATGGTGGCTACAAGCCAAAGGAGAACAGTAATGCCTAAATTTAATGTAGATTTCACGAATGCTTCAGATGGGTTTACACTTCCACCTGAAGGAGATTACATCTGTAAAGTTAAGTCGGTGGAAATGAAAGAAGGACCAAAAGGTAAATATTTAAACTGGACTTTAGTAATTGGAACAGGACCAAGTAAAGGAACATCAATATTCCATATGACTTCATTCTCACCAAATGCACTATTTGGTTTAAGAAACTTTCTTATTGCCTGTGGTCAATCTGTTCCTAAACAAGCCTTTACGGTTAATACGGACTTATGTATTAACAAGGTAGTTGGAGGAACATTAGTTCATCAGGAATATGAAGATAAAACTACCAAAGAAAAGAAAAAATCAGGCAAGTTCAGTGAAGTTTATCAAGTAGTTAAGACAGACAAGGGTTATGTAAAATTTAGCCCAGCCGCTGAGGTTCTTGATAAGGCTCCAGTGAAGGATGAAGCTGAAGATATACCATTTGATATGAGCTCTTCACTCGATGAAGATGATGATGAAATAGATATCTAATGCCAAAGAAGCCTGAAACAGTATTATCCACTAAAGTTCTCCTTAGGCTACGTGCTGAGGGGGGCTGGTGGATGAAAGTACATGGAGGACCATTTCAAGCTGCCGGTATTCCTGACATAATTGGTTGCTGGAAAGGCAGATTTATTGCAATTGAGTTAAAGATATCCGGTGAGGTACCAACTCAATTGCAAGTTCTTACTTTAGAGGCTATCCACAAAGCTGGAGCTAAATGTGGTGTTGCATATTCTGTGGAAGAAGCCTTGTCAATTCGGGATAATTAAATTATTAAAATTTAAAAAACTGGGGTTGACATTCAAATAGAACTCTGATATAATGAAATTACAATAAAT